TTCAAATCTCGTCGGTCGCACCACGAAATTTTGTCTACTTTAAGTCTCTTTTAATCTAAGAATCCGGAGATAAAAAATCATTAGTAAATTTTAACATCCCTTTTAAACTCATCTTTTTGATTTTCAATAAATTTAACGTAACGATTAAAAACCATTTCCGTACTACTATGACCCAAAAGCCTTGAAAGCTCATAAGGGCTGATATCCGTATTTTTTAAAACATTCGTTGCATATGTATGACGCATAACATATAGCTTACGATATGGGATATTCAAAGACTTAAGTAAGGGTTTCCAATAATAACGAGTGAATGAAAAATCGGTATTATAAGGCTCGCGGTATTGATTTACGAATAGATAAGAATGAAAAACGTGAAATAAAACATATTTCTCAAGATCGCAATATAAAGCATCAACTATAGGCACTTGCCTTATACTACCTGCAGTTTTAGGGCTATTCTCACCAAATTTAGACCTGGAAAGCTTAACATATATAAACCTTTTGTTAAAATCGATATTTTCCTTTTTAAGAGCCAAAATCTCACCCGTGCGCATACCGGTGTAAAAGCCAATTTTCAGAAATATTTGGAACTTTAAGCTGTAAGCCTTTGAAGATCCTAAAATTTGTTTAACTTCAGAATCGGTAAAAGGCTGGATTTTGGGCTTTATAAGATTAAAATTTCGTATATAATCAATCGGATTATTTCTAATAAACTCATCATACTTAGCAAGCTGAAAAATTTGATTTAAGCAGCTTTTATAATCCCTTAGAGTTTTGGCGCTCACTTCCTTATTCATCTGAGAAAACCATAGCTTAAGCTCGCTAGCCTTAATACTCTCGATCTCTCTATCGTATAAAAAATTTAGCCTTTTAACAACGATACTTTCATACTTAAAGACAGTAGAGGGTTTCCAGCTATTAGAGCCTATTTGCAAAAATAGATCAGCAAAGTATTTAAATTTCATCACTTACCCTTTTAAAACGGATACCGCATAACGCCATTGTTAGAATATTTGAATTCCAACTCCCTGATATCCTCAAGAGCGTGCTGCGTAAAATATCTGATATGATTTTTATACCTCTGCAGAAACCCGCGCTCGATCATCTCATTCTCAAGCATAGCGTAATCTTGAACGCTTAGAATATCATCGGTCATTTCTTTGCAATTATCGCGCCAGTATAATTTTAGACGCTCGTCGCTCATATCTTTCCAGGCGGTGCGAAATATTTTATATGGATTATAAGAAACTGGCTTAATACCGCTATTATAGAAAGATTGAACTGATTTAAGCTCGTGAGATTGGATTTTACCGCAAGGATTAAAAGCTTGTGTCTTTTTCTTAACCCATAAATCCCCAAAATCGTTATCATAAATTAAAACGGGCTTTTTGCTTTCAGTATCACAAAGAACCGTAAGTAAACCCAAGCTATAATTCTTAGTAAGCTCAATAAGGCTAAATTTGCCACCAACCTTGCGATAAATTTCAAGACTGATAAAAGTCTTTGACATAGTCACGCGACGAATACGATGCTTTAGATACCAAAACGAAATATCGCTTAAATTTTCGATAGACGGATTATCTCGCAGATCGTCTAAGGTTTTAAAAATATATTTCATAATATAGCCTGTAGCGTTACGGATATCCGTTTCAATCCTATTTTCATCAGAAATGAAACGCCTTTTTATAGCGTATATTACGCGTTCTTTAAAACTACCAGGAACAAAAAGCAATAAATTTAAATGACAAGTGCCGTCTTTATGAGGCTCTTTAGTAGTAATATAACATCTATCCTCGACGGGAATTTCGCGAACCACGACAGAATTCATAATGCTACGAATAAGCATTTGAAGTTTATGCGCTCCCGCACAAACACTATGCTCCTCATCATCGATAAAATTTTCATTACGCACAAGCCTATATCCGCCGTTTTTAAGCTTTATAGACCTTTTACAATGATAGGCACTAGAAAGCGTAAAAACGCAAAATATAGGCTCTAAATTACGATCAGAAGCATATTGTTCCATAGACGAAACGCGAGTATTAAGCTCCGCAATATAACGTGCAGGATTATGCCAAGAGCTAAAATAGAACGACGACAACGGCAAGGCAACATCATCAAACGAAACAAAATTCTCATCGAGAAATTTCTGCTGGAGTTTTAAACGCTCCGAAAGAAAAATTTTATCTTCTTTAGTTATACCATACATTATCAAAATCCCTAAAATATGAAAGCTACACATATCTATTATATTTAGTCAAGAGGCACGCCTTTCGCTCGGCGCGGAGCGCCTCGCTAGGCGTGCACCTGCCTCATCAAAACGCTTCGATTGTAAGCGTAATAACGGACTTCTGGATAACCTTTTGTTTGATTGAAAACAAATACTGGATAATCGGGATATCTTTTAAAAGCGGAATACCATTGCGATACTCGTAAGCTGTTTCTTTATTGATCCCACTTAATACTAAAATTTCGCCCTTGTTGATTGAGTAATTAGATTTTAACTCTTTCTTTGACGTTTGAGGAGTTAAAGTTGTTTCATCTAAAATATCCTCAACGACAAGATCTAAATCAAAATCAATATGGTCTTTCAATATAGTTGGAGTAATAGAAACTTTCAAACCTACATCGCGATAATCATAAGTGTTTTGCGTAGTAGTAGAAGCATTAGAATAGGTAGAAGTATTTTTAAGATAAGGAATATTCTTAACAGATGAGAAATAAACGGGAGTACCATTTTTGGCAACTAAATAAGGCGATTGCTTAACGGAAGTAACATCATTTTTAACAAGTAAATTTAAAACCCCATAAAATCCTTTTTTCTTATCTCTGACAACGTTAGTTTCGGCAGTGTAAGGCATAGTTATCAAATTTACAAAATAATTAAAGTCGGCACGGGTAACAACATCGGCAAGAGAATTTAGATTTGTGCCTATATTTTCGGCATTATTAAGATTGGTTTCCAAAATAGTGAGTTTAAAATTTACTTGCTCTAATCTCTTATCCGAGCGCTGCGCAAAATCTATAATATCATTGTAATCGTCATCGCTTGCCTTGAAAACAACAGAATTGGTAGATTTTATATATTCGACATTAGAAGCGGTGGAGTTTAAATCGTTTGAATCAGTAGTCGATTTAATAATCTTGGATACATCGTCAAAGGTATTATTCTTAAGCTCAAGATAACGAAGCTTAGCCTTAGGAGTTAAAGTGCCGTTATTATCAAGAGCTTTATTTTCTACGTAGTAAAAATCACTATTTCGCACGAGTCTTAAACCTTTAACTTCTATCGCTTTACGAAAAAGAGATATAGAAATTTTAGTTTGTTTATTGGTGTAAAAATAGAAATCATTAGGGTTAATATCGTCAGATATAAGAATATCTGTATTTGAATTTACGCTAGCGAGATTAGCAAATTCTAATAAATTTAACTTGACTTCACTTGCTAAAAGCAGATTTAACGACAGAACTAGTGCTAAAAGAATCCTTTTCATTTTTCACTTCCTTTTTTAAATTTTCAAAAACAGGCTTATCAAAATAAGCATAAATTTCTAAAAAGCCTTTAGTATCGCTTTTGTATTCGATATAAATAGGCTCGACTTGAGAGATCATAAGCGAAAAGTATTTATAAGTGAAAGGAGCATAACCATCTATCACGCAATCAGTGTATATGCACCTTACAAAATATGAATACTGAATTTGAGCCATAGAAACATTTTTATCAACCGAAACCGCAGTATTTCCATAAATTTGATTAACAACAACAGGGGAAGTAGAAATCGAACTAACTTTATGAGTGCTTTTATCGCTAGTATTAAAATAATCTTTAAAAAATAAAAATAATACAACAATTAAAAAAATAAGAAAAAAAGATACTAAAAAATAATACTTAATAAGACTTTTATGTTTCGTTTCATCACCACTATGGTAAAGTTTATAAATTTCAGGGTTAAATTTAAGACTTATACCGCCACCCACGACTATATCACGCTTTTGATACATTGTAGGGCTGTTAAACAATACATACCGTAAACGACTAGAAAAAAGACGTTTAGAGCCGTCAACTGCCTTATAAAAAAACTCAGCAATCTTTTTATAAGCACTATCAACGAGGCTTAAATTTTGAGTAATAAGATAAATATCTTGATAAAGATGACGATGGTAAGTAAGCCACCAAATCAAGACCTTATCGCCTTTCTGACTAAAAATAGTTGAATGACATTCATCGATAACGATTAAAACATTACATAAATTTAGCTCCTTTGCATATTTTATAAGCTCACTATCGGTTACTTTAGCCTTATAGTAAGAATAAAGAACTGAAAGATTAGATTTGAATTCATCGATATCAAGTTTCTTAATTTTATCTGACTTAGAAAAATCAAATTCATTAATATTTGTATAAGCAAACCGATAATTTTTCTTATTGGTTTTAGTATCACTGATAAAACATTCATATAGCTTATTAACAGCCAAATAGGTTTTACCAGAACCAGGATTGCCGACGATATATGTTAAGCTCATTTTTTCTTATAAAACCTCTTGCCGTTTTTTGAAGCAGAATTCGCACTATACAAGGTAGCGGTTTTATAAGCACTATCATATTTGACCCAAGCAATTTTATAAAGCGCTTTAAGAGTATAAATCAAAAAAACGCCGAATAAAAAAGGAGAAAAAACATTAAAAGTTGAAGCAAGAGCTTCAAAGAAACCAATAGTTTTTAAAACGGCGAAGACAACGTTTACAAGTTCACCGCTTGGATATACTATAGCATTGTTTAAAGCATTTATGCCATCTACTAAAAAAGAAAAAACTCTATAAAAAAAACGGAAAAGAGTAGCTAAAAAAACTAAAAAGGCAGAGAAAAAAGCCATCTGGTAAACTCGAACAATAGGTATAGTCCAGTTTTTAGAAAGAATATCAAAAAAGTATAAAAAAAGCTCTACCAAGCCAGAAAACAACCAACCAAGAACAACGGGCATATTTTAATCCTTAAAAGTATGAAGTAAAATTTTATAAGCAGATACAACAAAGCCTATAAGAAAAACTAGATAAAAAATAAAATACAACGGATCTCGCATAGGGGCTAAGACAGCACAAAAATCCCAAGTAACATCTTTGGCTTCGATATTTGTGCCACTAAATTTACGAGTAACAGGGCAAGATTTAGGAACGGAAGGACTATTAAGCTTGGGAATAGACTTTCCATCCCCCAACATATCTTTAAAGCCTTTGAGATCGCCAATAAGACCATCAAAAGCTTTAAATTCGCCCTCTAAAGAACCAAAATAATCCTCATTGTCGCCATCGCCTATACCAGCTTCAAAGTCGCCTTTACCTACGCCGTCGTTGTTATTACCGCTACCACTATGACCTTTATCGCCTTTGCTTCCATCGTCCTTACCCTTACCATTATTATTGGGATCATCTTTAGAATGATTAGAGCCCGGCTTATCAGGGTTTTTAGTTTTGTTATTATCGCCTATAGTGATATTGCCACTAGAACCCTTTGAATTATCATCGCCAGAAGTAGAGCCATCGCCTTTACCATCGCCTTTACCAGAACCGCCGCCTTTATCTTTATCCTTGTCCTTATTTTTATCTTCCTCTTTTTCTTTATCGGTCTTAGCACTATCAGGATTTGACATACTTTTATCCAGGGCGTCCAAATCAATCTGAGTGAAATCATCAAGATTTAAGCCAGAGCACATAGCATCGCCAGCAGCGCTTTTATTAACTCGAATAATACCGACGGTGCATTTTGCAACACAAGAATAATTTGCAACAATAGTATCAGGTGCTTGATTTATGCCGACAATAGTGTCACCTTTGTCATAAAATCCCTCAAATTTACCCGAAATTTTACCGCTAGATTGAGTAACCTTAATTTTTTTATCGCCCTCGCCGTGGGAGCAAACGCAATTAAAGCGCTGTTGCAATATCTCAAAATCAGCGCAAGTAGAAACACATCGATTTTCAAAATTGAAAGTGCCACTTTTGCATACGCAAGATTTTGTTTCAGAATCATATTGAGTATTTTCAGAGCAAGGCTTGCAGGTATTAGTTAGCTTGTCCAAAACCTCGGGAGCAGCACAAATAATTTCATCGCAAGTTTTGCGATCAGGATCATAAATTTTACCCGCAGGGCAACCGGTTATGCACTTGTTTTGTGATTTATCCCAAACTTCGCCTTGAAAACAAACCTGACACTGCTCGATAGAAGTATTGAAGTTGCTACCATCAGGGCAAGAAAAAGTATCGGAAACCAAAGTATAAAAAGAGAAAACAGCACTATGAGTAACTGAAACTCTACCTTTGCTATAAGCAAAATTTTTATCTAAAGTAGCACCTTCGACACCAAAATAGAAATGATAAACATCAGGTAAAGAATATTCGTAAATATAAAAAGCTACGCCAGAAATAACAAAACTAGTAGTAGGAACAGGAAAATCACCGGAAGTAGAAACAATTCGACGTCTTTCATTCATAAACTTAACAATCTTGCCATTATCAAGGCTAAAATAAGAATAATCACCATTGGAATTCAAATATTTACCATTAAATTCGACTATTTTATCTGAAAGCTCCAAATTAATACGCTGAAATTCTTTCACATCTAAAAAAGGCTTAAGGCAATTAATATAATCTTTACAATCCGAATTCTCATCGGCAAAAAGGCAGCAAAACGAAAGCAACAATAACAAGAGAGCTTTAAATTTAAGCATTTCACTTCCTTTCAGATGAATAAAAACGACTAGACAGACATCAAACGCTACGCGATACACGCCTTGGAGGCGTGGGCTTGATGCGTGCGCTAAATTTCATTTCGTAAGACGAAATGAAAAGCGCGCATCAAGCTAAAAAAGAAACTTCAGACATCATTTAAAAAATTTAATCATCAAAACAGAAACGGCAAACATTACGGGCACGATAGAAATAATCACATAAACAAAAATACTAAAAAATAAATCAAAACTCGCAACGCCCGTAATATTCAAAACAGAATTCATACTATCAACCAGAAATTTTGCTAATCGTCAATACAATAAACAACAATATCAAAGAGCCAAGCGTAATAGCAGTCGCAGCAAATAGCACGTTTAGCATTTCGTCACTAAGCCCAACATCTACCGATCGTATCGTAAGCATTCTATACTCTCCGCAAAGCTTCTATTCCGACTAGAGCAGCCTTGACAACGAAAAGCGCAACGACGAAAACGCCAAGCAACGTCTGACAAGCTAGAACTAGCGCGGACAAATCGAACGAAACCATACGACACCTTTTTTCTATTCAAAAAACCTACCTCCCGAACACACGGGAGGGTAGGAGCAAAGACGCTAAATTTTGCGGAACTGACGCAAAGCCAAACCGATAGCGGCAACGATAGCAATCGCGGTAACGATAATGCCGATAGCAGAGTAGAAATACGTAAGATCAAACGTTCCAGTAAATCCATTGTCCTTGGAAAACGTAACATCCGCAGAAACAGTATCTACGCAGACAGCAGCCGCAGTAACGGCACCTAAAACCTTAGCTTTTGAAGTTTGCAAAAACGCTTTAACTTTACTTGCAAATCCCATAACAAGCTCCTTTTTTAAAATTTGCGCCTAAAAGACACATAAAAACTTATAAGCGAAGCTTTTATGTATTTTCTAGATTTTAGTGCGGGCGGGAAAGGAAGTGAAAACCTAACCGCCCTAGTAGTTTTTTGACTTGCCTAGGTCAGAACCTTTTAAAAGTTCTATTTTTTAGAAGCCGCCGCAGGAACAGCAGAAGCCGAAAAAGGCGACTTGTCGAAAGTTTCTATCTGGATATCATCAGCGACAATAAGAAAATTCCCGCGTTGTCCAGCAGAAATAAAGCGATACGGAATTCCGACAAATTTATCTTTATAAGATTGCCATTTTTCGCGATCGGTGATAGGCAAACGTAAAATTTCAGTATCTTTGACCTTGTAGCCCTCAAGATCGTGAGAGGAATAAGTAACGGTAACTTCAAGCGTTTGAGTAATTTCGCCAGTTTGGCGATTTGTATTTTTGACGGGGCGAACTTCGTCAACAAGCCCGATAAGGTAGGTAATCATAATAAAGCTCCTTTAAGGAAAATTTCGTAAAGCTTTTGGATTTAACGGGGGCGGAGCTTATAACCACCCCCAAGCAGTTTAAAGACGTGCCCGGGTCTTGAATTTGAATTTTGCAAAAGAAACAGCTAAAATAAACATAGCGTTTTTTTGAAATATTCAACTCACACTTTTGAATTATTCCAAAAATATGCTTAAAAATAAATAAAGTAGTAGAATAATGCTATGGAAAAAAAAGAAATTTCAAAAATTATAGGTAAAGATATATCGACTTTATATAATTGGGAAAAGAAAAATCCAATATTGTATAAAATAATCTACGACCACTTTAATAAAAAAGACTTTGATGACGACACAAAAGAACTTATAGAATTATTCAAAAATTTGAATGAACTTGAAAAAGAATTTTATTTAAGCGATATAAAAGCAAGAGTATTAAAAAAGAAATTAGAAAAATAAAAATGATCTTATTAATCCTACTAATTGTAGCAATAATAGCAATCTTACTACTTTCTATAATAAATAGCCAATATTCTGAAATAGATTATAAAGATTTTGAATATAAACAAGATTGGAAACCTAAATATAAAAAAAGCTATCGAGAACAAACAAAAAAAGAAAAAGGCGATGAATATGAATTTTATATAGGCAGATTATTCAAAGAACACGGTTATAAGGTATATTACAAAGGAATAAATGAGGGATACTTTGACGAGGGAATAGATCTAATATGCTATAAAGGAATTGAAGTAGTATTAGTTCAATGTAAAAACTGGAAAAAACAAGCCGATCTAAATAGCGTTAAAAAATTTGTATATAATTGCAGAGAATACGAACAAAAAAACTATATAAAACTAAGACGAAAAAGCATAAGAAAAATTTTCGTAATATCAAACTATTATAAAAATAAAGAAATACTCGAGTATCTAAAGCAAATAAATAACGAAATAGAATTTTTTAATGTCGCACTACAACATTATAAAAAAATCTATTAAATTCCCTTAAGCTTCAAATTCGCAGCCTCGCTTAAAAATTGTGATCGGTTGCTAGTAACCTTATCGATAGCATTAAGCAAAGATTGCGAAAGACTTACATTTACACGAATTTTCTTATCAGAAGTAGGCTCGGGAATAAAATCGTTATGCTCTAGCATACTCTCAAGCGTAGATTTAAAAGCAGCATCAAGATCGTTTAATGCTTCCTCTTTTGTATCGCCGTCACCCCAAAACAAAGCATAGCCTTTAAATTCCGGCATAAATGCACCCCAGCCACCGCCCTCATCGTCCGCTATCTTTCTAAGCTCGATTTTATAAGGCAAATTTAGATAATAATTTAAATCCTTTTTCATTTCTGCTCCTCTATAGATTTTAGCACAAGCTTAACGTAAAAAATTTTCATAGGCTTATGCTTAGGTAAGGTTATCAAGTAGCCATTTTTGACAAAATTATGGTGAGAGCCCTTAATGCTTTGCAAAGTAAAACCTTTGCTAAGCAAAATCTTTTCTAGCGTTTCAAACCTTACATTCTTAGGATTATTTTCCAAATCCTTGATTAGCTTATCATTTTTACTCATTTTTCAAACTTTCGTGTGTAATTATACACAAGAAAGATTAATAAAATTTTAAATGCGTAGAATAAATTCAAATCTCGTCGGTCGCACCA